CCAGCCTGACCACGACGCATGGAGGTGATTTTGAGTTGACCGCCACCGTAGTCAGCGTTCGCAGAAGCCATGAACTCGTGATGCACATTTGCGGTGGTTGTGCCGTCAGTCTCGGTGATGTCTTCAAACGCAAACGACGGGCTAAACAGCGTGGCTGATTTACCTTTGCGCGCATCCTTGTTGATGAGGTCAGCGAGTTGTTGAGCGGTGCTGACATTATCAAACTGCGCGCGAAACTTAGATGTCCCCTCACCAACCGTCAGCGTCGCCACACCGCCACCACCGGGGCATAAGAAGACCTTATCGGTATCAGCCGTCAATTGCGTGAAGTCATCCACCTTGAGGCGGATTTCAGCCGCGGCAATCTCGCGATAGTCAGCACCCTGCCAAATCTCAAGACGGAGAATCTGTTGCGCGTTGCGGAACATTAGCGGGACAGAACCCACATAGTCGGTGTAGTAGCGACGACGGTAGGGCTTGTAGGTGTCAAAGTTGAGGTATTCAGCCGTCTGCAACATAGGTCGCCATGCGTTGTTCGTGAGGTTGTCAATTTTGTCTTGGGTGCGGAGGATGAGTGTTTCAACCTGCGCTTTCGTGACCCCTTTGCGTTTGCCGTTCGTGAACGATTGAAGGTTTTGGACCTGCGCGTTATCAGCCGTCGTGTAGTCTCCTGTTAAAGCATCAGCAAACGAAAGACGAACATTGCCGGAAGCGCGAGCAACGCTTGTAATAGTTCGCTCTTCACCCATTTCGGTATCGCTGGTAATTTCAATCGTATCACCTACTTCAAAGCCAACCAATCGGTAGTCTGCGGGGGAAATGTCAACATGGGTAGAGCCGTCTTCTGCGGCCAAGTAAACAGGGTCGGGGAATGGGATTTGAAGAATGTCAGCAACCTTTTGTGCGGATGTGTAGTAAAGCCTGTCGGGGAAGAGAGGACGACCTTCGCGCTCACCTGTTTGGAATACGGTCGGCATCACTCATCCTCCATTCTCGCGCGATATTCAAGGAACCTGTTTTTCAAGTTTTTCGGCATTTTAGGTAGTCTTCCGTGTTCTTGGTGGAATGCGTGTATGTCGGGGAACAGGTGGTCAACTCTACCACCGCGTGAGTCTTTGCGAGCGCGACGGAGTTTTTGTTCAAACTCTTCTTGCGCTCGTCGTCGCGCTAATTGGAGGTCGTATTGTTGAACGCGAGGTGTTTCTTTTGGAGCCTGTGCTTGAGCCTGTTGACGGACGCGCTCTTCTTCTGCTTGCATTGCACGCATCTGTGCGGCGGCTTCATGAAAACCTTGAGCCTCCATTTCTTCGGGCGTCATTTTGAGCAAACGCCAAGCCATATCCATTGGATTTTCGCTTCTTTGAAAAATGCCCTTGAATGGTATGTTCTTGAAAGTGGGTGTTCCTCTACGACCCGTTGCTCCTTCAAAAGAAAAATCAGTCGCTTGAGTCGCGGAATCGTCATCAGTCATGAAACGACGACCTTCTCCTGTTGCAGTCATGTTCATGCTTCCCCCACTCCCTACATCTCCTACCGCTTGAAAATCAACTTGGTTCGGCATTTCGGGAAGGTATTGCTTTTCGCCTCCCATGTAATGTTCGGTAGCCTCATCAAAAGCCGCTGAACCGGGATGGTGTTCAAGGCCACAATTCACGCACGCTGTTTTTCCATTTCCACTCGCGACGGTTCCGCCGCAATCCGAGCAGGTGTGAGGTTCCGCCGCTAAACCTGCTTTTCCTCGTGCTAACGCAACAGGAACGCGTTTGTCTCCAATGATTTTAATTTGCGCTGTATCAGCGTGTCTACTTCCCGTCATGGGTTTGATACGAGTGTCGTCATTATCGTCTCCATCAATATCACCGCTCAACCTCACCATCAAATCACCTCTTCGGTTTTTGCAAGGTTGTAGTGCATTGGTTTCTTACACGCGCCGCATCGCTCAAGGTAGCAAAAGTGGAGCATGCCGCAGAAGCGGCAACGCGTGCCGGAACCGATGTTCACGATGTCTCGGATGTTGCGCGTCTTCATGTTTTGACGCTTGACAACACCCTTCAACTTGTCGCGCTCATCGGTCTTAACCATTGACTCTTCGGCCTTACGCCAGCCTTGTTTCTCAAGGCGTTGCAGTTCGCTCAAGTCCATGTCGCTCACCTCACGAGGTGACGACTACGACATAGAGGTTGCCCTGCATGGTGTAAGAGGTGATACCCTCAACCGTCTTCCCGCTGGTGTAGTCGTCAAGGACCTTCTGCACGCCACCGGCCACACTCGCGCCTGTCTCGCACCCTTCGTTGGGTGTGAACTCAAACACTTTTGTGTCGGACAAGGTGAATCACCTCATCGCTTGCCGAAGACCATCAAACGACCGCCGCTTGCACCGGGGTTCGCGAAGCGAACAAGGGTCGCGGAAGTGGTGTCAATACCAGCCGTCAAAGGTGAGCCGCCGGGAGTCGCGGTGTTCGCCACAGCCGTGACCATGAGGACTTCGGAAAGGAAGTCGCTCAATTCAACGGAAGTGTCGCCGCTCGCGACGGTTCCGGTAATCACAATCAAGTCGCCCAAAGTGTGGGGTCTGTTATCGCTTACAAATGCCATATCATTCATCTCCTGTTGGTTCTGCTTCTTCTGCCTCGTTCATAGAGTCTTCGGTGGGGTTAAGGTGCGCGTCAATTGCCGCGAGCAACTTCTTTTTGGTGGACAGGGAAGAGGATTCAATCCCCTCTTCTTCCATCCACGCGAGAATGTCGCCTTTCGTCCATCCCATGTCGGGGATGCCGTCGTTGCCTGTGTCCACGGTCGCGGCTTCGTAAGCGAAGCCTTCAATGAGAAACTCTTTGTTGTTCTCAAAGGATGACCTGTAAGACTCAAGCCACTCCGCGCTAACTTCACGCGCTTGTCCCCAACTCCACCAACCCAAAGAACCCATGTTCGCGCCAGCGCGTCGTGGTCCTCGGTAGGTAATCGTAGGCAAGAAGAACACCTCAAACCACGATGAGAAGCAGTTCAGCACCCGTCGTATCGTTGGTTGTGCCGTCGCTGGTCAGTTCAATATCAAAGGTCAACTCAAGCGCGTTGGTCTTGCTCACACCAAGAGAAGCGGTCGCGTCAACCTGCGATGTGTAAACACCAAGAATGGTTGTGATACCTGCGCCACCTGCGTCTTGCGTTGGGTCGTTGGAGAGCGTTAGCGTGTCGCCTTCTGCAAGAGCAGAACTCATCGTAAGACCAATCAATCGCGGGCTTTGAGACGAGTTCGTGCCGTCAGCCTGTCGTGGCTCAAAAGGCGTAAGAGTTCCGGGGTAAGTCCCGGCTCCACCTGCCAGCCATGTCGTGCTGTCGTTGTTGCTCGCACCTGCTTGCAATTCAATGTCAAAGTTCACGGTAGTCGTAGCCGTTCCGCTACACACATATCGGATTCCTCGGTTATCTTTCGTTGTTGCCATTTTTCATCATCTCCTTCATTGTAGGTTGCGAATGCTCCCGCTTGCGCCAAAGAACGAACACCAAAGTTCGCCCATCGTTCGGTAAAGCCCCTCTTGTCCAAGACGGTTAATCGCGAATGGGTCGCCCGTTTCAATACCGCTTTCGTAGTATTGCGTTGGGATTGCAGTTTGGAACCACAGGTAGTCCGTGTCCAAGTAGTAGATGCGCGACAGAGAACCGCTGGCGGTTGCCGTGTCATCGGGCATGTCCTTCGTTGGAATCATAGGCACGCCGTTGTAGGTCGCGACAATGAATCCAGCCTCAAGACCCGGCACACCCTTCACGCCGTTGTAGGAAGGGGTAACGCGCTTGGAGTCCATGAAGCGTTGTTGGGATTGGAGCAATTGCTGAACGCGCATCAAAGTGTCGTAGCCCGTCAGCATGACCTTCGGGTTACCACCACGGGTCCAAAGTTGCTGGAACAATCCGTCCATTTGGTTGAGGGACAAGTTGCGGTTGGTTGCGGCGGTTGAAGCGTCGCCACCAACATCCACTTCCGCGCTGTGGAAAGCGGCGGAACCATCGCGAGTGATGGAATACATGTCGTGGTCGGTCAAAGCGTCAACACCTGCTTGGGTGGTGGTCATCACGGCAGGGTCAGAGGTGATTCGGTCAAGCGATTCAAAGTCGTTGCCTGCGGTGGTGGTGACATCCTGCAAGAGCATTCGGTTGATGTGTTCAGCGTGGTGCTTACCCATCTCTTCCTTCAACACTTGGCGCACATCGCCCATACCGTCGTCCTTGTCGGAAAGGAACATGCTCACTTCGGACAAGTCAAAAGTGTGCGCGACAGTCTTGGGCTTTGCGGCCACATGGAGGAACTCCGGCTTGGAGGTGTCGGGAAGAACGCCGTTCTCGGCAATGCCGCCACCCTTCGTGAACGAAGCGCGCTCCGTGAGGATGCGCCATCCACTTCGCTCCCAAGGCTTCTTGGGCAGAATAGAGAAGGCGTTGAACTCTTGGTTGAGTTGCGACCAAACCTTTCGGCCATAGATTGCTTGATAGGTTCCCGCGGTGGTGGACAACAAAGGCGCGTCAGCCTTCAAAATGTCACCTGCTCCGTAGGAGTATCCGGTCTGAGAAGCGCCACCGTAATAGTAACGCTCCATGTCTTGAACTGTTCTTACATAATTTCGTGCCATCAGTATTCCCCTCCTTTGAGTGCTTTGCCTGCAAGTCGGTGAACATCGTCCCACGACATGTTTGCAAGTTCAGCAGTTTCGGGAATGGTAACGGTTGCGGTGTTCGCAGACTTTGCAATCATTGAACCGCCAGCAGACACATTGTCAATGCGTTCGTTGAGCGCGAGAACAGCCTTCTGCAACTCAACCATTGGTTCGCGAGCGTCAAAGTTGGCCTTGGCGATTGCGTCAGCCTCAGCCTTTTGCTCCTTGAGGAAGCGGTCGGTGAAGTGGTTGTTCAAGTCGGACTTGAATTGTTGCTCGGTAGCCGCGGCCTTGAACACTTCGTAAGCAGATTCAATCTCAGCCCGTGAAACATTTCCAGCGTTGAGGTATTCGCTCTTGATGACATTCTTGTTACCGCTTGGTGCGGAACCAAAGTTTGGTTGAGGGCGCTTGCCGGAATCGTCTTCGCCAGCCCCTTCAAGGGAACCCTGTCCGCGCATGTCGTATCCCGACTCGCCCGGTCCGTAGCCCTTGTTGAAGTGGTCGCGAGCCGCATTGGGGTCAAACCCTGCGCTCTTTGCAGTTTGCTCAAGCCACAATAGGTAGTCGCTCGTAATCATGTCGTCTCCTTTCGTCATTTTCTCATCCTCTTTGTCGTTTTTGTCTTCGTCATCGGAATACATCATGTCCTCATCTTCGTCGTCTTCTTCGTCGTCGTCCATTGGGGGCTTTTCCTTCTTGGGCATTCGCTCCTTTTTGTCGCCGTCGCCGTCAAGGTCGTTGATGTCGGGCATGAATCCTTTCTCTTTGTCTTCGTCTTTGTCCTCTTTCTCGTCAAGTTTCTTTGACAAGCGTTCAAGGACGCTTTGCAGTTCGCTCATTGTGTTGGTCATATTATCACCTGTGTCTTCCTTGAGGATGCGAAACTGCGCTTCGGGGTTGATACCCTTCTCACAAATCGTAACCTCATGGAGTTCCATGCGACGGATTTCGCGGTAGTCGCCGCGGGTTTGGTCGCTCTTGTTGACGCGCTCAAATGCTTGACCGCCGATAGAGAACGAGCGCAGGTTCCCTTTGCGGATTTCGGAAGCCACTTCGCGTGCCTTCTCAATGTCGCCGCGCAACTTGATGACGACGAACATGCCCGTGTCGTCCACTTCGGACTTCCACAGGCGACCGTTGGAGTCGGTGTAAGAATCAATAACGCTACCAACTTGAATGTTAGAGTGTGCGAGTTGCACATTGCGAAATGCTTCGGCTTTCATGAACTTGCTGAAAGCGTCTTTGAGTGCCGAGCGGGTGATGAGGTCGCCCTGCTTGTCAACCATCTCAACTGACGCGTATCCAGCAACAACCAAATCATCGCCGAACCCCTTCAAAATGATGGGGTCCGAGGAAGAAGAGGGGGCCGCAAGAATCGCCATTGCTTTCGCGACTTTACTTCATGCTATATCAATGAAACCCTCATTGAAGCGCGACGACACCATCATCCTCTAACACCGCTTCTTCGCCTTCTGTGCTTCGCAGTCGCTTGGTTTTCTTTTCAGTCGCGGGCTTTAACTCATCGTCTTTGCGCGCCGCGGGGTCAAAATCGGGGAGCGTTTCATCGTTGATGTTTTGAGTAGGTCCGCGCGGATGTTCATCGGGGGTTGCATATCCGATGCCCAAACCCTGCACACCTGTGCTGGTAATCTTCTCTTTAGCGAGATGTTCTAATCCGCGCTCCGCCAATTCAAGACCGCGCTTGATAACTTCCTCTTCCTCTTCCAGCACCTTCTTTGGTTTCTTGCTATGCCCTGCTGGTGGTTCGGGTTTGACCTCATCGTATTCGGGTTCCTCCACTTCTGCTTTCTTCAACAACAAAGCCGCTTGATACTCCCAATACACCTGTTGGTCTTCGGCTAAACGCACAAGGTATTCATTGCCCCATGTCGTGGTTTGAGGTTCAACAAACCAAACACCTTCTTCTTTGCGCGTCTTACAAATCACATCATCATCAAACGCGGGGAAGTTGATGACGATTTGCCCCTTCTTGATACCCACGCGTTGGGCGACATGTTGCTCACCAGCAAGAATCGCGAGCGTTTCAACGCTATCAGCGGCGAGCGGTTCGTTGTCCGTGATTTTTGCAGAGCGTATGCGGTAGACAGGATATTCACCCTTTGAAGCGCTGACGCCTGTGCAACGGACTGTGGCGAAGTCTCCGACATTCAAACCCCGCGGACCCTTCGCGTTGCCGACCATCATGTAATGCTCGCCTTCGTGTTCCTGTGCGCGCTTCCCGTAATTTTCGGGATGCATGAGTGGACCGACACCGACGGTGTAGTTTTTACCAGCGCGCGAAAGGATGACCACATCAACCATTTTCTCTTTGCTCAACAACACCCACTTGGGGTGGCGAGGCTCTCCTTTCATGTAAGTCGCGTTCGCATCGCGGAGAAGAATGTCAATGTTTTGCTCTCCCCGCAACCCTTCAATTGCAGTCTGCAATCCTTCATCGTCGCTACGCTTGGTGTTGATAGGTTCGGGCATTTTGATGTGTTCGCTGGACTCGTATTGAGCGCGAAGGTGGCGTATGCGGTCTTTCGTCGGCATGTTGTGCGTGTCCTCGTCCGCCGTCTTGAGCAAGTCAACAACAGTCATCAGTCCATCATGAAGAATCGCGTGAACCGTGAAGTCCTTTTCGTAGACCTTATCCGCTTCCTCCAAAATAGCCTCATCCAACTTCACCTCTCCATCAACACCGTATGCCGTGATGCCTTTTTTGTCTTTGGTCGCAATCACATGCTCACCTTGCGGGTAGAGTGAGATAACCCAATCACCTGTGAATCCGCGCAAATGTTGCATGTCTTCCAAATCAAAAATGCGATGCATGAACTTGACAGGTTGAGGCTTCCCGTCTTCTTTGGTGATAAGCGAATCATCAATGACAACATCAGCAGAAGCAAGTTTGAGTTCGGTGAGGTCATTCGCGCTTTGCGCTCGCGCATCAAAGGGGGTTTGTTGCCCGAATGAGTTCTCCAATCCAAATGTGTGAGGTTGGAGCATCGGGTTGACAGCCATCATCGCGTCTCGCGAAACAAACATGTTTTTACGCATACCGTTCGGTAAACAGTTTGGAGCGATTTCGGGCGATTGAAATACGATGTGGCCTTGTTTAAGCGCGTCTTTGTTGATGGTTGCTTTGAGAGGGACAGACCTGCCGTGTTTGTTCATGTATTCTTTGCTGGTGTAAAGCGGTATCAAAGGAGCCTTGTCAAGACCGCCGCCGCCAAATCGCAATGTCTTTTCACTAAGCGTGTGATTCGGATTCGTTACAACCGTGTCATCACCGAGAGAGTGAGCCATCTCCCTCATTCTTTTATATCGGCGCGTCAAATCCTCTTTGCTACCTCGCGGGAAGATATTCTCTTGCATTTTTCCTGCGGGAAGACGAATACCCGTCGCCAAAATGTTCCTATCGCTACCCCCTTCCAAATGTTTGATTGTATGCCCCATCACATCTTGAATAGCGTTAAACTCATCGTCCATTGAAACGGCTTTGCCATGATACTTTACCGAATCGCCCCCGTGAAGCAAATTGTGAGTTTCGCTATTGAGTTTGTGAACGCCACCCTCATCATAGCGAATGTGGTAAGCGTCGCTTATTTCTTTGTGTAAATTGTTGGGGTTCTTGATAAGGTCAAGCACGCTTTTGACATGACGGCTCCCTCTTCGCGTCCTGTCTGTGACTTGAGAAGGCGCGGGGACATCAACCGCTTCACCCAATTTTTTATGCGAGTAGTAGCGAGCCATGAACGCATCCTCAAACGAAATGCCCTGCTCTTCCGCGGCTTGAGTGACTTCTTTCATCACTCGTTTGAAAATAGCCTCCGACTTTCGGTCGCCGTTGTTTTTGGAAAAGACATGCGTAGCAACTTCATGCCCTTTCACATGTTCGGGGAAAAAGTCGCTAAGTTGACGGAAGTCTCCTTTTGAGTCGTAGTTTGAGCGTTTTACTTGCAAGTTGTTGAGACGACGAAAAGTCTCGTTATCAACCAATTTGCTGATGGATTTGGCGCTTTTGTGACCGTGTGCTGTAATACCCTTACGCATCATCTCATCACGCTCTTCGGGCGTGAGATTTGCGGCAATGTATTCTGCAATGTGCATACCGTAAACGGTGTGCGCCCACGCGTCGTTGTTCTCTTCGGCGCTCATGCCTTCATAGCCAAAAGCCTTCTTTCCAAAGTGAAACTCAAACGCAGGTTTGACGATACCGTTGAATATCTCTTCACTCACATCATGTGTTTGTCGCGCAAGTTGCGAATGGTCTTCAATTGGTTCGTTGGATTCGCTCGGATTGACATAGGGTTGCAGTTCATTGATTTTCGCGTAAATAATGTCGCGTTTAGCATCGTCTTTTTCAAAACGAAGAGCATTTGTCAATTCGGTTTTACGCTCATAAGCGAGTGCAGATATGTCGGGGGCTATCACATACTCTTCTCCATGTTGAGTCATTCCGAAAGGCATGAGAGAGTTTTCATTGGACTGCTCTTCGTATTCCTTAATTCGCTTCTTCAACTTACGCATTTGCCTCTCCGAGTTTTCAATATCCAAACCCTCTGTCGCCATAACTTCGCGAAGCAATTGATTTTTGGTAAGCGCTCCATGCATCAATTGTTCGGGAGCGTAAAACTCGCCGCGTTGCAAAGCATCAAGGTATTTTTGATATTCGTCAAGCGTGTAAAACGAAGAGTGTTGGCGACCTTCTGTATCAACAGCACCCGTCAATTCGCGATGAACTTGTTCCGCCCCTCGGAATTGTCCTGTCGGGTCACTCCTACGAGAAGAAGCATGATTTCTGCTCTTCCAATCCTCCAATGCAACAGGGTCGCCGATGTCAAGCGGCTCATGCGACCCCATCATACCGATAGGAATGCGAAGAGTGTGTTCGGGCTTGAGGCGGTCGTAGTCAAACCGCTTGAGAGTGTTTCCTTTAAGTTGTTCGGAAAAAAAACGCCTGTCGTGATTTTTGGTAATGGCGTTATCGCGAAGAAGTTGCACTTCGGACATGGGGTGGTTAGAAACAATGTTGTGGTCTTCGTGTAAACCATCCATGCTTAACATGCCCAATTCGTCTCGTTCATCGGGGTTGAGGTTTGCCTCAGCACCGATGAAACCAGCAAGCGAATCACTTGCAGGAACGCGCGGAAGAGGCATGTCTTTGGTATAATCCTCCATGTCAGCCGTCGCTTCAGCGCCAATGGCTCTCGTTGCCGCGGCAGGGTTGCTTTGGTCTTTGAGTTCAATGAAGACTTCTTCGTCTCTGTCAAACTTATTTTTGAGATTCGCGATTTGACCTTCTGTGTATCCGTTTTTGACGGCTACTGTTTCCATTCGCGCTTTATTTTGTTCATCAAGAGCCTCGTTACCACTTTTTTTGTAAGCGTCTTTCCTCTTGTCTTTCTTGCGACCTGCTTTGGGGCCTTCTTGAGTTCCCTCAGCCCTGTTGGGAAAGTCTTGGCGAAACGACGGCATAATCAAGCGTTCGGGAACCCCCTCTTCACCGCGAAGCGTATCAAACCAAACACCCGGCATTGCATCCTCGCGCAACTGTCCTATGTCATCCCACTCTTCATTTTGCGCACCATGCGCTCCCATCATCTCACTCATGATGCCCAAAAGCGTCTTGACTTCCTTAGCGTCTTTGGGATTTATCCAATCCTCGTCAAAATCGCTTGTGTAGTGAAAATCATTCATGCTTTCCATGATAAGGTCGGCTTTACCTTCAATCGTCATTTGTTGTGCCGCTTTTTTTGCGAACTCTTCAAACAATTTTTCGCCGCTCTCAGTAGCGAAAAAACCGTGTTCCTTTAGTTTTTTAATATCGGGGGGTTCGTGAGTCATCGCGATGTATTCGTCTCCCCCGTCAATTATGTAGTGAGGATAAGGTCCGTATCCTTCAACTTCAATGTCGGGGTCTTGTCCAATCAATTCATCAACGGCGGCTTCGTAATCAAGACTGCTGGCGACGCCTTCTTTCACATCGCGAATGAGAGAAAAACGACGACCCAATTTGAGGTTTTCAAAAAGTTCATCAGCAAACTCTTTTGGAGACGCTTCCAATCTCGCGCGCAGTTCGCCATCTTGCAACATTCGGTTTGGAGCCATGTGTGAATATCCGCGTTTGAGTGCGCCGCCCGCATAAGAGTGACGAAGTGCGGCGTTGAATACACGACCGTGGAGTTTCATGTAAGAAGCAACCTCAGTGTTACCTTCTACAATGTTGTTGAGTTCCTTTTCGCTCTCAGCGCCATTGATTTTCCAATGCATAATGTCGCGAATCATGTCATTGGGGAGCATGTAAACTCCGTCTCGGTAAGCGTCAATGCCGATGCGCTCCATTGATGGATAGGTCCAACTCCCATTCTCAAGGTGAATGGCGGCGTTGTCTTTGACGAGTTTGGTGAACAACTTACCCGCATCATTTCTCACCATCAACTTGTTCTCTCCTTTGGAGTTTTGAACGGTATGAAACCCTACACGAAGAATAAGGTCGCGAGGTATTCCTTCATTCTCCCATTGCTTAGCCCAAATGAAAAATTGTTTCATCTCCTCCTGTTGTTCGGCTTCGGGGAACTTCTTCATGTAATCCTTTTTGAAGTCCTCAAAGCCAATGTTGAACATTTTGTTAATGGTGAAATTGTTACCGCTCCAATTGCCGAGCATGTCATTCTTCTTCAACCTCGGATGCAATTTTTTCGCCGCTTTCACCATCGCTTTGTTGAACTCAAATGCTTTATCGCGCGCGAACATTTTGCGCATCAAGCCATGCGTGATGGGGATGCTTTCGTAGGATGGTAGGTTATCGTAGTCGGGGAACAAGCCTTGTGCGCGAATAGGATGATGTGGTTGGTCAATCACATCATGCTCTTCGGTGTTGCGCATGGTTTGCATACGCCAACCTGTTGCTTGGCGAACCATTCTGTCAATTGCTTTCATGTCACCATTTTCTTTCGCCGTCATCCAATCGTCAACTGTGAACAAAGGAATTGCTCGGTGTTGAGGGCGACGAGAAGGCTCATGTTTCGTGGAGCGAGCGGTGATGGTTTTGGCTTCTTCGTAATACTTGGGTTTTTCCATCATGGTCGCGAGATATTCTTTTGCTTCCTTGCGAAGCGGAATGTAAGCAATATCGTGATTCAATAAGTTCTGCGCGCTAAACAAAACATTTGCCGCTTCATTGCGAGCGTCTTCGCCTTTGACCAGCGCGTCGTAAAACTCGTTGACGACTCTTGCGTGATATTGGGAGGCGTTCTCGCGCACTTTCTCACCTCAATAATAATCGGTGAGATTGTATGCTCCTTCGGGATTCTTATCGGATGGGTCGCCTGTTTTATTCTCGCGCATATCAACCGTATTCGGCCATCCGGCATGCGTCTTGAGTTTTGCTTCCTCTTTCTTCGCGCCGGTATTCTTGACATCCTCAACCTCAATCTGTTGTTGGTTTGTCCAATAAGTTCCGGGGCGCACTTTGTCAACGCCACGCACGCTCTCAAATGAATCGCCGGTCTTTGAACCCAACTTCGCGTCGGCCTTCTCCATCAGTTCGTTTGCTTGCTTGATGAGTTCGTCAACATCGGGCGCGTTCTGCCCTGCCTCAACTTTCATCGGCTTCATTGGTCTACCCTCCTTCCTTCAATTTGCGCGGCGGTGTTCGCCATTGCATGAATGTCTTCCCATGACATTTCGTGCCACGCTTCATTTGATTCGGGCATGCTGATACCTACATCGTCAATCGCGGCGGCGGCTTTGCTGATAACATCATTGCGGTCACCACGAAGAGGGTCACCCCAAACATCCTCGTTTGCGGGCGTGTTCGCACGAACAAATCCAGCGCGTTTGAGAAGAAGTTCGGGCGTGTTCATGCTTTTGCGCATCGCAGTAATTTCGGAATCCATCGCCTCCATTTTGCTGATGAGTGCTTTCATCAGCATCATTGCGTCGGAGTCGTCTGTCACACTCACACCTGTCCTTGCTTTCTAAAAATGCCGCCAATTCGGTCGGGGCCGATGTAGCCCATCGGTCGCTCGTCCGATTTCGCGATAACGCCTTGTGTGCTATTAAACTGCATAACAGGCGCACCGCCTGCGTATCGGTCATTGACGCCAAGAATGCGGTCGTCGCCGTTTTGTGATTTGTAAATCGCGGTCACATCGTCGGCGAGATAGTCGCTGGTTGACTGAATACTCCGTAGGAATTGTTCAGCAGAAACAAGGTCGTTGTTCGCAAGCGCGACCTTAAACTCCGCGACGGCGGTTTCAAGTTTGCGGACGATTGGGTCCATCTTGGTAAGCAGGCTCATGCATCCGACGAGGACACATCACCACTTTAACCTATTGGAAACCACTCTCTTTCTGTTTTGAAGTCGGGTCTTTCGCGGCTTGGACGCTATCAAGAGCCTGTTCAAGTGGCGTTTTTTTACTCCCGCGCTGGTTTTTTTTGCTTGAAGGTGCGCCCGATTGTTGGGTTTCGGAACTGATGGGCGCTGGCCCGCGTTCGCGTTGGCCTGTGCTTTCACCAAGCCCGATAGCCTTCTCCATCATCATGATTTGACCACCATCTCCGGGGGGAGGCCCTCCGCCTCCGGGGGGAAGCCCTGCCCCCGGCGGCATCATCGGACCCCCACCCTGTGGAGGTAAGCCGCCCCCCGGCGGCATGGGTGGAGCGCCTCCCATCGGCGGCATTCCGCCGCCCATCGCGCCACCAGCCTGTTGTTGCATGGCGGCTTCTTGCGGGTCGGGCTTTTTGTAAACAAAGCGAATGTCGCTTCCAGCATCCTCTGTCAATTCGGGCTGGAAACCAAGCGCTTGCATTCGTTGTGCGATGTTGACTTCTTGTTCGTCGCGTCGCAGTCGTGTGATTTCATCTTCTTCCTCGTTCGGGTAAAGCGTCAAACACCAATCGCTTACTCCCATTTGTTCAAGCAACCGTGGGAACAATTCGCGCGAATACAACTTTTGCCCCGATTCAACGGCACGATTGGTGACAAGGATTTGCATGCCTTCGTTGTTCAAACCGCCCGACTTACCTGTGTCCATCATGAAAACATTGGAGACACCGTAGAAAGCGGCAATACGCATGCGTATTTCATCGCGAACTTGCGCGTATTGCATCTCGTCAAGACTGTCCATAAACCGAACAAACTCAACTTTACCTCGCCCTGTTGCCGATTCAACGCCAACCTTTGGGATGTAGTGTGGGTCGCGCTCCATTTTTTCTTCTGCACCTTTCCAAAACGATGCAGTTGACTGAATGTTATCGGTGGTGATAGCGAGAACACCACGAGGTATGCGTCGCTTTTGATACGCGAGGTAGATGTAATTGTCCATCGCGGCAAGACTCATGGCTTGACGCCACATGCTGGCGACGGGTGAACGACCGTAGAGTTTTGACGGATTGAACTTTGAGAGGTGCAACACTTCGCCATCAAGGTAGTATTGCGTTTTGCCGCTACCAGCGGTGTTGATGTAGTGGACATCCTGTAAAGGAAGAGAACACACATCGCACTTTTTGTGGTCACCGTTATGGGGATAAGTCTTGTCGCGATGCACAGGACATAGGAGGTATCGTCCTCCGCGCTTACCTGCTTTATCAGCAACAATACGCATGAAAGTCGGGTCGCCACGAACCAACTCTTTGATGCGGAAGAACTCAATTTCACCGCTCTTCGGGTCAATGAAATACTCTTTGATGAGCAAGAGGAACGCGTCGTCAACAATGTCTAAGTCCCATTCAATTTCCTTCATCACCTCAATGAACGATTGGTCCATGCTGTTGCGCTGTTTCATGAGCCAGCGAGGATAAAGGATTTGGTCAGCATCCGGGCTTTCAAAATCAGCCTGTCCGCAAATACGACATTCGCTTACCGTGTCGTGCTGATATTCTTCTTCGCAGTTCGTGCATTTCTTGTGAAACTTCTTCTCCCAATAATACCCGCGACGAAAAATCTCTTGACATAGAGTGTTGATGGTCGTTCGGAGAATAATGGATTCTTGAACGGTCGCGTAAAGTGCGGGTATGGACACACCTTGAACGAGAACAGGTTCTTGGATGCCCGTCTTCCAAAGCGGCATCTGTGGTTCCGGGGTTGTTCGGCGACTAAACGGCTTTGTCAACGCTGACAAAAAACGGCCAACCACGCCTTGTTCTTCGGCCATTAAATCATCTCCACAAGTCGGTTAGCGTCGTCAAGAAGACGAAGGGTTTCACCATCCCGACTGAATAGCGCATGCACTCCCGCTTCATCAATGTTCCACTCCTTAAGAAGTTCTTCGCGCTTGTCGGGAACATCCTTCCAATTCAACCATTTGACGATGCGAAACAAATCATCGCGACGAGATTTCACAATGTCGCTTTTTCTGCCGCGCAAATCAAGCAATTCAAGAACTGCTCCCGCTTGACCTTTTTTCATGCGTAAGTGAGGACGAATACCTTTCATCAATTTACGCAAATCGTCTTCGGAATAAAATTGAAGGCGGTGTTGAGTGCGACGACTATTTTTGTGGATTTTCAAATCAGTTTGCAACACGCCGCAACCAAGCGCTTTGTGCAACTGTTCGCAATGCAACTTACCTCGTTCACCCGTAGCGATGAAGCCTGCGCGTGGCTCAAGTCTCTTGGTGATGGTGATGTAACCGTCAGCATCAAGAAAACCTGCGGCGTATGCCCACACATCCTTGAAAATTACGGTGTCATCGCGGACAATACCCCATGTTGCCCCCACGCGCTCAATATCGTATTCAACACCATGCATTTTGAGAAGCGTGCTTAAACGATTGGCTGAGAGATTGCGAGCCTTCTCTATGCTGGCGCATAACTCGTTAGAGGGTAACGGTCCTCGTTCTTCAAGAATAGCCTGCGCCTTACTCAAAAAAATGGCGTCTGTTTTTTTGATGTTGTCAACTGAATGAAGCGTGTTACGCCATTCTTTCTTTGAGTTCTTTTTCAATTCTTGCGCGTCAATCCACATTTGTCGTTGCTCGTCATCAAAGTCTCCTTCAATCAACAACAACTTGCTGATTATGTCGTTGGCTTTTTCCCATTGCACACAAGCACGACGAAGCGCGTATTCTCTGCTCCCTCCGTATTTACGGAGAGCCTGCAAATCACGGTCGCTAATGCCCAAATTACGGACGGTTGATTGATGCTTGTCTATCCAATCAATGGATTGAAGTGTGGCCTCTACCTCTTCTTTCTTCGCAATGCGTATGGCTTCAATAGCATGGTCAATAGCGTCTTTCATGCCTTTGTTGACGCGGCGAGCCATGCGCAAATCTTTAACCAATTCTTCTGCACCTCGCCCAAACATAGACTGAAACCAACCGCCGTCGGGGAGAGCGCGCTTGAGTTGTTGCGCAACTTCGCGAGCCATCTCTTTCTTTTCTTTTTCTTCCTCAACTTCGTTAGGGCGCGGAGGTGTAGGGTTAGCGTTGAGTTGACCTTCACCTTGCGAGATAGGTGCAGGTGCGTCACCAAATGATGCGCCGCGAATATCCGTCTTGAGTAGAGGATGATAAAGAAGCATATCATCAATTGTGTTTAAATCAATCAATACGCTCGCCCCCACCATGTTGCGAAATCAATTTGACATGTTAAGCATCTATCGGATTGGGTTGTCGCTTTTTTACACCTACGACACACCGTTGCATAACGAATGCGCTTCGGCATTTTCTGCCTCACGCGGTGCTTGAAAACATCATAGTGCTTACTCGGCATCACCACTTCTCCTTATCCGCCCAATATGCGGCACTCATCGGACCACGCGCTATGTTCTTTCGGTGTCGCGACTTGAATGACTTACGCTTTGCTTTCATCCGCGCGGATTCACCAGCCTTTGGTTTACCAGCAACGCTCGCACCCTGTTCACCAAAGCGAATCGTCTTGGTCTTTCCACCCGACCGAGCCACCACGATGTGGGACTTCTTGGGATGGTTAGGGGTGCGCTTGGGCTTGTTGTAGCCTTCCACACCCGCGCGCTCAAGGCGCGGGTCGCGCTTACTTTCTTTGAGCAGTTCACTCCAAGCGTGAGGCATGGGTTCACTTGTGTTGATAGGATAACCTTGCTGTTTTTGCTGTTGTATAACAGGGTCAAACTCCGGTCGCACCATCAAACTGTTTGGGTCATATTCGGGAAGTAACTTAAAGGCATCTCTTTGAGGTGTTTGAGCCAATTTGTTCGCAAGATTTGCTCGCATTTTCTGTCCTCTTGAAAGGGTTGGATTGTTGAAACCTTGCTCTAAACCCATCACCTCCCCCGCATCGGGACGAGGCGCGCGACCAAAAACAGCACGCGAGTTTTGTTTGTCATAGACTTGTTGTTGCAGTTTGGGGTCCATACCACTCATGTATGGGTCCCACTTGATGTGTGCTTTGTCTGTTCTGTTTTCCGAAACAGGGTGTGAAAATGCGCCAAAACGACTCAATGCGGGGTGTAATGTTCCACCCGTATCGGGAACGCCCTTAAAACCCCCCATTTCGGGTTCTCCCCGTGAGTTAGCGTTTCCTTTAAGAAAAATCCACCAATTGTCATTCACTACCGCCAACTCTTCGGCGGTGATTGGCTCGTGCATAATGTATTCGTATTCTGTCATGTCATCACCTACTTGTCAAATGGTAATACCCGCATACGCATGGGTATGTTGAAATCGGTCGTCCCGATTGTTGCGATTGATATTTCGCGTCGGCTTGCGCTTCTCGCTGGTCTTCATACCCCGGCTTACCCGTAGGGCATGGTGGATAGTCTCCACGGTCGTTGCGCCCCTTCATGAACACCCACGCATCGTTCATCGCTTTAACGATAGTGGGCTTTCCGCCTACACCCTGCTTTTTGCTACGCTTGCGTTTGGTAGCCGCGCGCTTTTGACCTGCTGACATAGAGCCGCTGGTCTTGGGGGTCTTACTTGAAACCTTGACGGATGGGCGACACTTCGGGTAACCCTTGCTGGAAGTGTTGGCTTTGCTTCGGCCACACGGAGGATGCTTACCATCCTTACCTGTGCGCGAAACATCCACCCACTTCTCCTTGAACCAACGGTTCAAGTTCTTCTCAACCGTCATTTCTTTTTCTTCCCCCTAAACTTACCACGACAGTATTGAACAGCCCATCCATTCGCATACGCGCTTGGATACACTTTGAACTTCTTTTTCGCGGCGGCTTTACCTGCCGGACACAATTTTTTTTCAAGATACCCGAACGCGGCATTGGTTCCTACACACAAATCACATTCGCAACTCATCTCAAAAACCCCATTCGCTGAAAGGATAAATCAATCTATCAACCCCTCCATGATTTCATCCAAGTCCACGATGCGTTCGCGGAACTCCGTGGTGGCCCAATGCGCTAATGCGAGCGCAATAGCGAAGTCGTCGTGCCGACCGATGCTGTCAAGCCGTCCTTTTTTGCTCATGCCGAACATGAGCAGTTCGCGCTCAAGTTCGGACATGAGTGTGCGAGAACGGTCATCACCCCACGGCAGACGGATTTGCTCTTTCTCAAAGCGCAACACCAAACCCATGAGAAGCGACTCACGGCGTTGGCGTGTGGAAATAAAGGTCTTGATGGGGAGGTCGGTGTCCGCGCGCAACTCAGTTGCGAAAACACGCTGGAAGTTGTTCGCCTCAAGTTCAATGACATCGGGATTGAACTTTGCATTCAGTCGTTGAATCTCGGTGATTTGTGTGCGGAAGTCCATGTTCTTCTTACGAATGGCGTGAACCAACTCAAGCAGTTCGGGATTGGTGGATGGGCGACGAAGCACCACCATCACGGTGTAGTCAGCCGAGCGGTCGGATGAAATAGCGGGGTCCCAACCGATGAAGTATTGGTCGTCGGGGTCGCCCACTTCGCGCTCAATCAACTTGAGTGATGTGTCTTTCGCGGCTTGGAGAATGGTGGATGGGAACAGACTGCTTACATCGTCCATTGGTTCACATAGATATTCGCGCGCAAACGCAATGGCTGGCATGTCATTACGACGAGCATCAAGCGACTCCAAGTCCCAACGCTCCGGCCAAAGAGCCTCACCTTTGGTGTTGATGGCGGGGTAGGTTTCAACGAGATACCCTTCGCGCGATTCAAGTTCGGTGTAAAGGTCAGTTGGTGTAAACGGTGTGCCGACAATCATTAGTTTGGAGGTGTGGTGAAGCGTCGGCACGAGGACTTCGTAGAACCACGAAGCAACGCGAGCGAGTTCGGTATCCGTCGTTCCCCACAAAATGTCGTCACAAAGAATGAGGTCGGGGTGAATACCACGGATAGCACCACCAACTGATTTCGCGCTGATGTTTGAACCGTTGGTGAAACCAAAGAAAGTTTTGGACCACGAATCGGGTTTCTTCATTTTCGCGAGAAAAGGAACGCTGTCAATCAAATCGTTGAGTGTGCGCATGTGGTGGATGGACTGATGCAGACTGTGCGAAATCAACACGGCTTTTGTCTTCGGGTTGAATGCCGTTTTCCAAAGCATGTAACCGAGGAACAGCGTTGACTTACCGTGGTCACGCGCGGCTTTAACACAATATCGCTTACGCGATTCAAGGTTGTTATACCATTGCTCGTGATGACGGGAAAGTTGAAACCCAAGAATCTCTTCAAAGAAAAACTTGAAGTCGCGCTTCGCTACCTCAAAGTCAATTTCCTCTATCGCTTCAAGGGAGAGCGCTTCCACACATCATCACCGAACATTCAATTGCTTCAAGAGCGCATCCCACCCTTTGACTTCAAGTCGTTCTGCTGAAACCAAAATGTCGTCCGTGAGGTCATCCTCGTCGTCCACGAGGTCGTCGTCGGGAACTTGAACCTCAGTCGTCTCAACTTCCTTCGCGGCTTCCGCAGGCGAAAGACCCAACTCATTAACGAGGTGGTCAAACATCGCCTTTTGTTTAGGGATGTGCATTCTAAACTTACCTTGCAAGTCCTCACGACTCATGTTGTCAAAATCAAAACCGCTTACATTCCCGTATTGCGTCTGTGTTGAGCCGCGATATGTTGAAGGGTCATTTTCCGCACCGGAATACTTCGCCGCTCTTAGAGCGCCCATTGCGAGTTCTTGACCGCGAGTCATCGGAGGCGCTTCATCGTCAACCAAGTCGTCAACAGGTTGAGGCTTTCCCGCTTCGGGCTTCGGCATGTTCCGAGTTGGCTCGTCAACCAAGTCGTCAACGGGAGTTTCATCAGCCATCGCTTGTTCGGCTGGACCCTCTTCCATTGATTCCTCAACGCCCTCAGCCGCAGAAAGAGCGGCGGGGTCGGGTTGATTTACACCACGACGCGCATCGCCCAACTCTCGGATTTTTCTTCGGAGTCCACCGAAGCCAGCGTATTTACCTCGCTCATCAATATCTGCTTGCAATTTTTGCTTTGCCTCTTCGTTAGCGTTGAAATCCGTTTGGTATTCACTCATCAATTCAGCGCGTTTTGCAGGGTCAGCGCCTTGCGAAGCGCGTTGTTTTTGTCGTTCAAGAGCATTAGCCGTCCCTGTTTGTCGTTGGTCAAGGTCAGTTTTTGCACCCTGTCGCAATGCTCTGTTTTCAAAGAAGCCACCGCTTCGCTTACCCGTTCTTGGGTCTTTCGCTCCAAAGGTCGCTTCCATTCCATGTCGCGCGGTATCGCCTACGCCTTGCATGAATTGACCCATGCGTTGTTTGACACCGGGAAACTTTCGCGCGAGGAAGTCTTTCGTTGCGCCTGCACCGGCCGCAATACCTTGACCAGCGCGTTGTGCGCCAGCCGCAAGACCACGACCAGCCATACCTGCACCAGCCGCAAGACCACGACCAGCCGCTTGACCGCCACTCATGATTGCACCAGCAGTCGCGGAGGCGGCAGGGCCGACGACAGAACGCGCATCGCTTGCAATGTTGCGAGCGCCTTGAGCAAATCCAGCCATGCGCCGACCTGTGTTGGCTATATCACGACCTCGCGGCGCTTGACCTGCGGCTTGCGCGGCATTTATGTTGGCTTGCGAATCCATGACTCGTTGCGCACCAAGCAAGTTTCTCATTTGCTTTTTATTTCCTACGGCAGTCTCAACACCTCCGACTTGAGCAGGAATAGCGGGTCGGAAGTTTCGGTCAACGCCGTAAGGTGCAACATTCTTGAGAATAATGTCGGGGTGGGAGTTGTCGCGTTCAGCGACAGCCTTGATGAGCGGCTCCCATGTGTCGTCGTTTTGATTAAGTAAAACATAATTAAAATCGCGAAGAGTTCCGCCTTTTGCGAAAATAAACTCCATCGTTCCCATGTCAGCGCCATGCTGAATCATGCTACTGTTCCATTCAATTTCCCACAATTCAACCATTGACTGCACCTCCGC